AAGATGATCACGCTTGCCGGTCAAACTTTAGAAAGTTTGATGGCTCTTTTAAAACAACCTATTACTATGAATTCTATTCTTAGTATGGGTCGAGTTAAAAGACTAGCTGAAAGAGGGAAATTTTCTAAACAATTCTTAACTTTTGTTCTAAAAATGTATGAACATCATGGAGCTGAAGCCGTTGTAAAATGGCTTAAAGCGAACCTTGTTGCTATACAGAAAGAACTCGGTCAAGATAGGATGTCTAGTACAGTTCCTTTAGGAACAGCCTTACCTTATAGCAGATTGACTGGTGGTTTACCAAGAATTATTCCGGCTCATTGTAGAGCCAAAATAAGACAAGGTGACACCGCGGAAATCCGATTCTGGACTGGTTTATTTAACCTTTACAGAATACTGGAATGTCCTGGAAAATTAAAACTTTCCACAATCACTGATGCTTTTACTGGTTCGGCCATAGCGCTTTCCGGTTATATGGATTTTCTTAGTAGACCTAAATCTCTTTTCTTCGATTGTATTCCTAAATTGGAATCAATTCGAAAAAGAGAATTAGAACCACAGGATGTTGTTTTATCTAGAGCAAGTAGCCCTAGTAATAAGCAATCATACCATGGTATTCTACAAGATATCTATTTACTGAAAAACCACTATCCTAAACTGTATAACCACATTTGGGCCTACCTTGCGAAAGTTTCAGAAGAATCATCTTCTCAATTTGGTTTTAGACTAATGAATTTAGAACAATTTGTTCAAAAGTTCAAAAATTGGTCTTCAAAACCTATAATTGGAAAAGATGGATCATCTTATACTCTTCCTTCACCATTTTCTGCGAAAGATTCCTTTAAGAAAGGAATGTTTTCGCCTGAATATGAACTAGACAAAGGTTTTGGTCTATCCCAGTTTGCTATCAAAGTTGAAGCAGCTGGAAAATATAGACTATTTGCCTTGCTAGATTCTATCAGTCAAATGGTTTTAGCTCCATTGCATGATATGCTTTTTGATTTATTAAAAGCATTACCAAACGATGGAACTTTTGATCAGGAAGAGTCTATCAGACGATCACAGCAAAAAGCTATTAAAGCTGGTTGCGCGTATTCTTTTGATTTAACTGCCGCAACGGATCGATTACCAGCTGGTCTTACTGCAATTGTTATTGCCCGAATTACGGGTAGTGACATTGCAAAAGAATGGCTTGGTATTATGACCGACAGGGATTTCTGGTTCAATGCACATAGTGCTAAAGAACACGATATCTCTCCCGGTCCATATCGATACGCGGTAGGTCAACCAATGGGTGGATTATCCTCTTGGGCTGGTTTAGCTGTGACACATCACTGGATTGTACAACTTAGCGCATACTTAGTAACGAATTCTTATTCATGGAATGAAGATTATGAAATCTTAGGTGATGATTTAGTGATATTTAATAAGCAAATTGCTGATCAATATCTTATAATCATGAAACACCTTGGTTGTGAAATTAACATGCATAAAAGCATAGTTTCACACCACAGACCTGTTTTCGAATTTGCGAAAAGAACGTGCTTCGGGGACAAAATAGTGTCAGGAATCTCATTCAATCAGATTAGAGCGGGATGGAATATAGGA